TAGCTGTTAAATTGGTTAAACAAGAATTTCAATTGGATGACGATACAATTGATTTTGAGTCTATGTTGACAAGGAATATCGATAACGAAGGATTTCAAGATGAACCATGTGAGGATTGTGAGTTTGAACCGGATTCTTTGGAGGATAGAGAAGAACTGGATGCTGAAGCAAAGAAATATCAGTTACTACAATCTCTACAACAAGGGGCGTCAAAGAAAGGGCATTATATGTATCACACAATGGCGGAGAAATTGGATGAATTACAAAAAAAACAGGTTGAGGCTAAAGGTGGGAGATTTACCGAATTTACACCAATAGATGATTTTCTTAGATCTGGCGAGGGTACGCCAAGATTAGTTGATTTATATAGTAGGATAATGCCAATTGCCGATATTATGTATTGGATGGTTCCAGACAGTGCAGTTCAAGCTGGAGGTGGCGGAATGCAAACCGCTGGTAAGGTGGAGGTTAAAAAACCTAAGAATGATGAAGAGAAACCAAAAATTGTTGCAAAAGCGTGGATATTCCCAGTGTTAGTACACGAACTAATTAAAGGGGTGTTTGAGATAATGAACTCTCATTCATTACCTGAAGATTCAAATAGAGCACAACATATACTTGATAAATCAGAACATTTAAATGCTGAGATGTGGGATTTAAGATTAGGTCCTGGTTTATGGGAAAAGTTTACCGAAGCAATTGGTGACGATGATTGGGATTTAAGATATTATTTATATTACGAATTGGCAAAGATGCCGGCAAAAGAGTTCCATTCGTTTATGAAAGAAGTTTTCGCTGGAACACCAAAAGGTAAAAGAGAACTAGATGTTATCGCTAAGAAAATTAGAGAAGAACATGGTAGTTTTGATGCTGAAGAGGCTTTAGAGAAAATGAACCCTGATTTACCTTTCGGTCCAGACGAAATCGATGATATCGATTTAAGTGATCTTGGATTTTAATGAAAGAGCAAATCAAAAATATCGTACAAGAACAGTTAGAGAGGTCTGAGAAAGTCAAAGAATATGAGAAGATAGATAAACTACTCACTAGGAAGTATGGTAAAGAATGGTGGTCAGACCACAGACTTCGTGATGATATAGAAGCTATATTGGGTGATAATAGTGAAATCGAAGATATTGCGTCCTATTACTATATGGATAAAGCTATTGATATCTGGGAAAGAACAAAAGACCCACAAAAGGTTGCAAATGCGGCACAATACGCATATACACATGCACCTGACACATACCAAGATATAAGGAAATTTTTAACGGATAAAGGATTTGTATTGTGGGGAGACCGTAGCTCTTATACCTTCAACGATAAAAAGAAAAGTAGGTTGATTCTTAAACTAACAAACTTTATACAAGAACCAACAACAATCCCCAAAACAAGAAAGAACTTTCTAAATAGATTTGGTTATGCCCCATTTAATAAGGGATATTTATCTGATTTCTTTGCCACAGCTAAAAGATCTGAAATTGTTGCCATTGACAAAAAAACTTATGAGTATAAATTAGGACCCAATTATGACGCTTGGGTTGAAGGGAAACTAATCAAATTGGGTTGGTTCAGCTGGGGACCATCAACTGTGGGGTCATTTTAGATATACTTATAATAAATGGGTAATATGACTAAAAGAGAACAACTGGCAATTTATGCGAAGTGCCTTTCGGATCCAATCTACTGTATAGAACATTTCTTTGAGACATTCGATAAGACACAGAATGGGTATGTCCCATTTAAACTATTTCTCAAACAAAAGGAGATAATACACGCCTACCAAACACATCGTTCAAATATAATTGCAAAACCACGACAAGCTGGTGTATCAACAACAACTGCCGCTTATTTGGCTTGGAAAATGGCTTTTGCCGATTCTTCTAACCCTGAGAAAGTTCTGATTTTGGCAAACAAACAAGACTTATCACAAGAGATATTAAAGAAAGTAAAAGAATTCCTTAAACAATTCCCTGATTGGATGGGACTAAAGTTTGAGACCGACTCAAAGAAAAATATCATTTTAAGTACTAAATCTGAATGTAAAGCACTTGCAACATCAACAGACGCTTTAAGAGGTTTTACACCTACGTTCTTAGTAATGGATGAAGCGGCATTTATTGAAAGGGGAGAAAAAGTGTTTACTACAGCATTAGCTGCTATTGGTACTGGTGGTAACATATCGTTATTATCAACACCAAACGGATTAGACCCATTATACTATAAAACATATGATGGGGCAAAAAATGGTAGAAACAATTTTAATATTGTTGAAATGAGGTGGTATCAAGATCCACGATATAATGAGGGTTTAGAATGGCACAAAGGTGAGGAAATCATAAAAGAAGAGAAATATGAACACGATGGCTATGATAAGATGATCAAAGATGGTTATAAACCACATTCTCATTGGTATGACAACATGTGTAGACAGATGAATGGTAATGAGAAGATGATAGCACAAGAATTGGATGTTTCATTTGTTGGTTCAGGAGGTAATGTTATTGATGAAGAATATATTGCTCATCATGAAACATTTAATCAGAAATCACCTATGGGTACTTCAGGTTTCGATAATAATATATGGGTATGGGAACAACCAATACAAGGACATCAATATATTATGGGTGTTGACGTAAGTAGAGGTGACGGTGAAGATTTCTCATCAATGTTAGTTATTGATTTTACAACTGGCGACCAAGTTATGGAGTATCAAGGTAAGTTACCACCAGATGCTTTGGGTGAGTTGGTTTATGAATGGGGAGGTAAGTATGAAGCATACACCGTTATTGATATTACTGGTGGCATGGGTGTTGCAACAGTCCTCAAACTTTTGGAAATGGAATATAAGTACCTACACTATGATGACCCAAGAAGTAGAGTATTGGCACAAAGAAAAGATTTAAGTGGATATAAAAAGAATAATAAAATACCAGGATTTAATGTTGGTGCAAATCGTTTGAATATGATTGCGGAGATGGAGAGATGTATAAGACAAAACGAGATTATCATTCGTTCAAGTAGATTACTTTCTGAGTTTAAAACATTTATCTATAAGAATGGGAGACCAGATCATATGGTTGGATATCATGATGATTTAATAATGGCATTAGCAATGTCTTTGTGGGTATTACAAACATCATTTAAAAACTTAGAAAAACTAAATAAACAAACAAAAGCTATGTTAAATGCTTGGGGTGTTACAACAGATCCAACACAACAAAAAGACTATAAACCACCCACACATAATCCCGATATTCCCAATAGCGAACATTTTTGGTTATTACGTTAAAAAAAGTCGGCATATTTATTAATAAAACTATCTTTTGTTTATTTATAGACATTAGTATTTATATTTAGGTTAAACAAATTTTATGGCTCAAGAAAAGAATTATACAGTATGGCAGAGATTGACAAGGTTATTCGGTCCTGAGGGTCCAAAAACAAAGTCCACATACAACATAAAAAAGGAGTTACTTACGACAAAGTCCAAAGAAGCTTACGATAAAGAAAAGCTAGAAAGACAACAAGGTTTATACCTTAAGAATCAATGGATGAAAGTTGACAGCGAGTTGTACCAACAAGCTGTAAATTACGAAACAACAAGATTGGCATCTTATACGGATTTTGAAGCTATGGAATTTTATCCTGAAATTGCAGCTGCCTTAGATATCTTTATGGAAGAATCTACAACACCAGATGAAAGTGGTAAGATACTTAAAATATATTCTGAGAGTCAAAGAGTTAAAAACATATTAGATACTCTTTTCAATAAAAGATTAGACATAAACACTTCTTTACCGGCATGGGTTAGGAATATTTGTAAATATGGTGATAATTTTCTTTATTTACAAATTGATAATGATGACGGTATTATTGGTGTTAAACAATTACCTAACATTGATATGGAAAGAAGAGAGGGAGAATTGTTTGATAATGTAAGAAGAAAACATTTAGAGCCTACAGAAGAAGACCCTAAATTACCGGGATTAAAATTTATTTGGAAATCTAAAGAATATGAATTCAATTCATGGCAGATAGCCCATTTCCGTTTATTAGGTGACGATAGAAGATTACCTTATGGTACATCCATATTAGAGAAAGCTAGAAGAATTTGGAAACAGTTATTGTTATCTGAAGACGCTATGTTGATATATAGGGTTACCAGAGCGCCAGAAAGACGTATATTTAAGATATTTGTTGGTAACATCGATGATGCCGATGTAGAGCAATATGTACAACAAGTTGCCAATAGATTTAAGAGGACACCTGTTATTGATCAAGCAACTGGACAAATTGATACTCGTTATAATCAATTGGCACAAGACCAAGATTATTTCATCCCTGTTAGGGATCCAAACGCCAATAGCCCTATTGATACATTACCTGGTGCTGCCAATCTATCTGAGATTGCCGATGTGGAATACCTACAAAAGAAATTATTTGCCGCTCTTAGAATACCTAAAACGTTCTTAGGATTCGAGGAAGCAACGGGTGAAGGTAAGAACTTAGCATTACAAGATGTGAGATTTGCTCGTTCTGTGAATAGAGTTCAACAAGCGATGTTACAAGAATTAAATAAAATCGCAATCATACATTTATATATGTTGGGGTTAGAAGATGAGTTGGATAACTTTTCGTTAGTATTAAATAACCCTTCTACTCAAGCTGAGATGTTAAAGATGGAACACTTACAATCTAAGGTGACATTATTTAGAGATGCTGTTTCAGATGCTGGTAATGGTTTTGCTTCAATGTCTATGACTAAAGCAAAAAGAGAGATATTAGGGATGTCCGATGATGAGATTAAATTGGATCTTGAACAACAAAGAATAGAGAAAGCAGCTGCTGCTGAATTAGAACAAACGGCAACTGTTATTAAAAAATCTGGTATCTTCGATAAGATTGATAAAATATATGGTGAAGAAGAACCTGCAGGTGCAGCACCGAGTGGTGAGGTATTAGAACCTGAAGATACATTAGGTGCTGGGCCAGACTTTGGTGCTGAAGGTGGTGGTGGAGGAATGGATATACCACCAGTAGAGGGTGGTGAAGAAGCACCCGCTGAAGGTGGTGAAGAACCATTAGCAGAGACAATAGAGAAGAAGAAAAACATAATTAAAGAGGATTTACAAAACAAAAAGAAAAAGTATACTAAAAAGTATTTTGATAGACTTACTGAGAATATAGAGATGGCCGCACCGAGTGACGGTAGTTCCCCTAATATAGAACTAGAAAATGAGGAACAAAAACGAAAAATAGGTGATATGATCAAACATATTGACGACCTAGTGGAATAATTTTAATAAAACGAGAGTATTTATAATAAAGAACGCAATATTATGACTTTTAGCAGCTTAAAATCAACGTTGGATTCATTAGTGTATGATCACGTAGTAACCAAAGACACTACCAAGAAAAAAATTATAAAAGAATTTTTTAAATTATTAAAAACTGAGAAACCATTAAAGGCTCAGTATTTTATGTATGAAAATCTCACTAAAAGAAGTTTTGACACACCAGATGAGGCTAGAGAATATATTAAAACAAATATTAGACTAATTGAAAAATTAGGTTTAAACAACATAAAGAAATGCAACCTAAAATTAACTAATCTATTAAAAGAAAACAACATTGAAGTTATTGAGTCTACAAACGAGTTATGGAAATTCATAGATGTCATTATAAATGAGGATGATGTAACGAAAATAGAAGAGATTCATGAATCCTTCAACACAATTAAAGATCATCTATTAGTGAATAAAGATGATTCTGTAAATAAAGTTGATTGGGTTGGAGCTCAAGTTCCATTATCACTAATATCGAAACTGGCGGCAAATAAATACAATAGAAAATACTCCGAATTGGCAGAAGGAGAGAAAAAGATTGTCAAAACAGTTATCAAAGGAAGCCCAGAAGAAAAGAAAGAGTTACACACAAATTTAATTAACGAAAATATCACATTAGTAAACACTCGTCTAACAGAAACATCAGACGTAGACACAAAAGAAAAATTATTAGAAGTTAAAGAGAAATTATTAAACTTTAATTTTTCCACTGATGAATACACAAACAACATAGTAAAACTAAATACTCTAAGGTTAGATCTAATACAAAAGTAACCAATTGACTTTTCGCCCACTATTTAGTATATTTGTCATATAAATAATGATAATATAACTATATATTACTATGAAAAGAGGGAAAGAATTAAATTTAACATTAAATCACAATTATAAAACAAGTGTTGGGACTGTGGATAACAAGAACCCAAAATCTGTTTATATCAATATTTCAACTTGGGGAGAACCAATATTCGAAGTAGAAGATAAAAAGAATTACGAAAACAAAATCAATAAAATTAGAAGAGACGTTAGACAAAGTCTTTTTACTAATTTAGATGGGTCATTGTTTAAAACAAAATCAACCATTGTGGATCTAGACTTACGTTCATCAGGTATATCAAACGACAAAAGAAGTTTTATGTGTTGTGAAGCCGTAATGTTCCAAAAGAAAATGTTACCAGTGAACTCATCAGAGATGAAAGATGAGTTAGAAGTGTTATGTGGGAAAATACTTCATGATGTTCTGGAAACAAACGATGATTTCAGCTTTCACCTAAAGAAAGTGTAATACTTTCCAATCCCGGTTATATTTATTTAAAAATCTAATATGAAAATTATCAGACCTGGAGAATACGGGAAAAAGGGGTTATTAGTAGAATATGACGCTGGTTATATTGATCCTAGAGATAACAGAAGGTTTATCACTGAAATGTCCAAACTAGAAAGAGGAGAACAGGTTATATCAGAACCGTTAGTTTTAACTGCAGTATTACAGAAGTGTAATGTAGAGAATAGAAATGGTAGAATATACGAAAGAGAAATACTACAAAGAGAATTAGAAAAATACCAACAACTTATTAAAGAGAAAAGAGCAATAGGTGAAGCTGACCATCCAGAGTCCTCTATTATTGCCGTCGATAGAGTATCACACAACGTATTAGAAACTTGGTGGGAAACCAACACCGTTATGGGAAAGATAGAGGTTCTTATGTCACCGGGCTACGTTACAAAGGGTATTATATCTTGTCAAGGTGATAATATAGCTAATTTAATAAGAAAAGGTATTAGACTTGGTGTATCATCAAGAGGTGTTGGTTCTTTAAAGAAGAAAAACGGTAAAAATATAGTTCAAGATGACTTCGAATTGATATGTTGGGATGTGGTTACAGCCCCTTCAACACCAGGTTCTTGGATATTCAAAAGTGAGGAAGAAGCCAGACCTTTTGTAGAGAGTGAACAAAAAGATGATTCTAAGCTTTTAACAGACGGTTTAGATGATTTCCTAAAATAAAGAAAAACGTTAAAAAAACAACGTTTTTGTACAATCACACATATTTATAAAAAAAAGTGCGGGGACACATGTCCACCGCATAAACCTATTAAGGTAATAATAATATTAAAATAATTGATAAAATGGCCGAAAAGAAATCAATACTAGAAGAAGCTTTATTAGAAGCGAAACAAATCGAAGAGGCTCTTAAAAGCAATACGAAAGAAATACTTGCTACAACATTTAAGCAAGAAATTGGCAATTTAGTGAAAGAATCTTTAAAAGAAGATACTATCGAAGAGAACGATTTGAGTAAGACCGGAAACGTAGAAGAACAGCTAGACTTAGCTGATTTGGAAGACGACGAAGAAGGTAACAAGGACATGGACATGGACATTGAAATGCCTGCAGATATTGAAGGTGGTGACGAGATCGAAGATCTTGAAGCTCCTGAAGATGAAGAAGGTGTGGATTTAGAAATGCCCGAACTTCCAGAACCAGAAATGTTAGGAGATCCTGACGCTGGTGAGGATGAATTGGATTTAACAGATGCTAGTGATGACGATGTACTTAAAATATTTAAGGACATGAGTGATTCTGATGAAATCGTTGTTGTTAAAACTGACGATGGAGTTGAAATCTCTGACAAAGAAACTGGTGCTGAATACATTGTTAAAGGTGTAGGAGAATCCGAAAATGATGAATCTACTGAAGAAATGGATGAAGAAGAACCTATTTACGAAATAGTTTTTGACGAATCAGAAGAAATCACTGAGGAAACTGAAGAAATCACTGAGGAAACTGAAGAGATTACAGAAGAAGACAAAGTTGATGAGAAAACTGAAGAAGTTACTGAGGTTGACGAAACAAATGAAGAAGAAGATGCAGTTGAGGAAGGTTCAAGAACTCTTGGAAATGGGAAATCTCATGGAAAAGGTGGATTGAGCAAACCTAGATCTGCTCCTTCACACATTGCTGTTGACGAAAGTAAAAAAGGTAAATCTACAATAACCAAATCTGATGAATATAAAGTTCTAATTTCTGAGATGGAGAACCTTAAATCCAAAAATGGAGAATATAAGGAAGCTCTTAAAGTTTTCAGAAATAAGTTGAATGAGGTAGCAGTTTTTAACTCAAACTTAGCGTACGCAACAAGGTTGTTTACAGAACATTCGACTTCTAAGAAAGAAAAGCTTAGTATTCTTAAAAGATTCGACCTAGTTGAATCCTTAAAGGGCTCTAAGGGGTTATATAAGTCAATTTGTAATGAATTGAACGAAAATAAGAGTGTTGTTGAAACTATTGACGAGAGTGTCAATAAGACTGTGACACAAGGCTCTGCTAACTTGAATGAGTCAACAGCGTATGTTGATCCACAAGTAAACGCCATCAAATCGTTGATGGATAGAATTGGTAGATGCTAATATAATAATAATTTAAATTAAACATTTATAAAAAATGGGACATTTATTAAATAGTGGTAAAGTTGGTAATACTAACTTAGACCACATGAGACAAGTAAGAAGCAATACCATCTCAAAATGGGAAGGTCTTGGATTCTTAGACGGCTTGAAAGGACATGTAAGAGAGAATATCGCTCAATTATATGAAAACCAAGCTTCTACAATGTTGAACGAGAACGCTGAAGCTAGTGGCTCTGGTGCTTTCGAAACAGTTGTATTCCCAATAGTAAGGAGAGTATTCTCTAAATTATTGGCTAACGATATCGTGTCTGTTCAAGCTTTGAACATGCCGATTGGTAAATTATTTTACTTTGTACCTAAAGTAAGTACTGGACATATTGATGGTGGTGCTAATAATTCTTTGACTGCTGGTACAGGTTCTTATGGTACTAAGAGTTTGTATGATGAGTACTATGAGGATGGTTTATATGATAGATCTAAAGGTAGTGTTTCGTCTACTAACTCACAAATTATCAACCCATCATTAAATAATCCTAGTGATGTTACAGTAAACGGTGTTGCACTTGGTGGCGTATCTTTTGATATGACAGGATTTACATCAACTAGTCAGGGTAAACTTACAGGTCCTGATGGACATGAGATGGATTCTGAAGAATTTTTATCTTCAATAGCTATCGGTGGAAGTAGAGACGGATTCGCAGTTGAATTGCCAGCATATGGTAAAGGTTTAGCTGGTTTAGATTCAGCATCTAATTATATGAGAATTACTGTTGATTTAACAGTTCCTTCTGCTAACGGTGGATATTCCGCTAATGTAAAAACTGATGCATATACTGTAACTTGGAACACATATAATTCTCTTGAGATGGAAACTTCAATGGCTGAAGTTACTTTTGAAATGCAGGACGTTACTGTTTCTGTAACAGAAAGGAAATTGAGAGCTAGCTGGTCTCCAGAATTAGCACAAGATGTTAGTGCATTCCACAACATCGATGCTGAGGCTGAATTAACAGCTTTACTTTCAGAACAAGTTGCCGCTGAAATCGATAGGGAAATCCTTAGAGATCTTAGAAGTGGTGCCGCTTGGTCTGCTAAATGGAATTATGAGGGTTGGAAAACTGAAGCAGGTGGTTCAGCAGCTTATAGTTACACTCAAAAAGACTGGAATCAAACATTGATTACAAAAATCAATCAGATTTCTGCTCAAATTCATAAATCTACACTTAGAGGTGGTGCTAACTTCATCGTTGTATCTTCAGAAGTATCTGCAATTTTTGACGATTTAGAGTATTTCCACGTTTCTAACGCCGATTCAGAACAAGATCAATACAATATGGGTATTGAGAAAATAGGGTCATTAGGTGGTAGATATCAAGTATATAGAGATCCTTACGCTCCAGCTAATACTATATTGGTTGGTCACAAAGGTAAATCTATGTTGGACACTGGTTATGTATACGCACCTTACGTGCCGTTACAACTTACGCCAACTATGTACAACCCATTCACTTTCGCTCCAGTGAAAGGAATTATGACAAGATATGCTAAGAAAATGGTTAACGCCAGATTCTACGGTAAGATCAAAGTTGACAACGTGTTCTCTTTTGGAACTGGTTTGTTGAAATAATCAATATCTTGTTTAAAGAAATCAGGGGATACTTAGGTGTCCCCTTTTTTTATGCGCATAAAAAAACCACAACGATAAATGCTGTGGTTAGTTTATATTATTTTTTTTTAGTAAACTTACTTGGTATTCTCTTCAGCGTTTGACACTATTTCGAATCTTAGGTTTTCACCGTAGTTTCTAACTTCCTGGTTGGAATTTACTTTAATATCTAAGTAATACATTTCAGGTATCATCCATGATGTGTCTAATATGAAGTAATTGTGTTTTGGGGATCTATTACATTCTGTCCAATCAATAACATTTATTTGGTTGTTACCTTGTTTGATGTATAACCTATAGTGTATACCATCAACAATTTCAGATTGGTCAACAGTATATGGTACTCTCGCACTCACTCTAACCTTTCTTTTGTCACCTCTTTTAATCTTTTCTGATTGTCTGACACCAACAACGGAAAATCCGTATTGTTTTGGTAACATGTCATCATCACCAACATTATAGTAATCTGTTGCAACTATAGGGAATGTCTTTAAACTCTTGTTAGGTACTGAGATATCACCAAATGTCATACCTGTCCATGTGTCTGTTAAATACGCACCTGTGTAAGTAGAACTAGCACTTAGTGTTATAGAATAAACACCTTTAGACTCTTGTACAACTTGTGATGGTGTAAAAGCAGAAAATAAAGTACCAGCAGCGTTATAAACGTTACAAGCTGGTTTTATTTTAACACCACCACTATTAGTTAGGTTTGTTGGAGAACCTTTTAAATTAGCATAAAGGTATAGTTTATTTGTTTTGTTTTTAAAGAATTGTTCTCTATCATCTTTTATTGTATTGTTATAAACAGTTTCAATATAAGGTTCAAAGAATGTTTGTGTGTGTCTGGTAAATAATGCGGTATATAATAACTCAGATGTAGATTGTAACTCATCATCTCTTTCATATGCAATACCATAACCATAATTTGTTGTCCCACCAGTTATTATATCATTTACCTCACTGGTTATATCCATAGATAAATCTTCACTACCAACATCAAAGGTTTGTTTGCTTATTTGTGTTGTTGTGGTCCCAGTATAAAAACCTGGTTGAGCCCAATCAATACCATTTCTTTTACTTATCCAATTAGCACCTAATGTTGAGAAAGCACTATTTGGTATTGGTGATGTAGTATCGTTATAATCAAAACCAACTCCTTCATCCCAAGTACCACCAGTAATCCTAAAACATATTAAATCAAAAGAAGAATTTCTTTTTTTATTTACAAATTTACCAAAGTTTTCTAACGAAGTATCACCATGAATAGTATTTCTCATTTTTAAAGTATGTGTGACTTTACTTAAATCACCTATTTCTCCGTTAGTATATTTGGTCACTAAATCTGCCTCACTAAAATGAAATAAAAATCTTGTGTATTGTGTATCTCCAGTTGCGCCACCATGATATAATTCAGCCACTGGGTTTTTACCCAAGTTTGTTAATGTATTTTTAACAATAAGTGTATCTTTATCGAAATAAGTCCTGATTTTCATACTTTGTTTTACTATAAATATCTAGTTTGTTTTAATATTTTTATTTAGAAGGCCATCTAAATTAAATTCGTTTATTTTAATAACGGATTGATCCTGTATTGGTGGCATTCCATGAAACGGATGTATGTGTGTTGTTATATACATTTTAACTAATTTAAGGAATTCCAATAACCTTTCACCATAAACTATGGATTGTAATTCTTTGTTTATTTTTCTCTGAAGATCCATATCGATTTCTTTATCACTATTCAATACATCATTGTAGTGTTTTAATCCGTCATAACTAAATAGGTTTATTCTATTTGCCATTACATTGATTACCGAACCACCCTTATCAGTTTCAACAATACTTGTTAGTTCTTCCCATCGTTTAGGTATTTCCTCTTGTATTGTAGTCATATAACCATCAAAGAATTTCTTATCCCCTATGAATTCAGATTCACTACTATTAAAACTCCATTTATTATATCTTCTTTTATAAACTCTTAGATAATCTCTTATCCTTTTGATGAGAAGATTTCTTTTGTGTGATTTTACAAATAACAAAGGCGTTTTTGTTGTTGATGTCTCCTCCACTTCACTACTATCAGAATTTTTGGTTACAGTCATATAACCGAATAATCTGTCGTTTATTTCTTGTACTTCGGCAAATATTGTATATTCAGGATCAGAATAGACTATCTTATTGATAATCTCAGTCTGTTCATCTTCTTTTAACTTACTACTACCATATTTTATGTTTATAACACCTTGATTTTCAGTATTTAACTTAGATTTAGTAACATCACCAAATACAAATTTACCTGCCCTTATGTTTATCGTTTGTGTTGATAGGGTTATATCGGTATTACCTTTATGTACCGCAACTTCTTCTTTACTTGGGTAAACACCCTTATTTCTTTTGTCTTTGTTTATATTTTTGTTTAGCTTACGACCATCTGGGTTGTCAGGCTCTAAACCAAACTTAGAATCGTATGATCCCGTCTCTAATGTTTCCCACTGAGGCTCAATTGGCCCCATCCAATACCTCTTCATCTTCTTTTGAGAAGTTCCACCTTCTTGTGTGTATTCTTTTAATATAACAAATACCCTATCATGTACTTTAGGTAAAGCGTGGAAATATTTTACCGGTTGTAAGGCGTATGTTGGTTCACCAAGAGGGTCAGATTCATCCATACTGGTTCTAGTGTAGATAACAGAATCATCGTGCTCATCACCTACTTGTGTGACATAACCGTCATAAAGTAGAAATAAACCATGACTTGGATCTTTAGTTGGGTATAACTTAGCCATAACTTTAAACTTTTAACCTATTATATAACTCTTTATTAAAGTCATCATATTTCTTTTCTATTTTTTCAAGTTCTGTTAAACTCTTCATCATAGATTCTTTGATGGAGTCATGCTCCAAACGCATTTCTCTCATCTCAACCAATATCTGATTGTTTGACTTCTCTTCTAATTTTTCTTTTCTATTCAACACCCCCATAACCTAAAGGAAAATTTATGTTTTGCCCTGTAACATCTACCGGCCCTGCCGCAGAAGCTCCAACACCTTTAAATATTAAACCTCCAGCCCTCAGAGCCATAGTTACCTTCATATTTTTTCTATACTCCTCATTTCTAATTTCATTTTTTTTGAAAACTGATTGTGCGAATATGTTTGGTGTCCCATCCTCAAAAGCATCTATGGTTACACCTAAACCTTTCATATGTTCTAAATATTTTGCAGTCTCTCTAGCTTCCGACATCCCACCCTTTTTTTTATTACCAAAATAAACATTTGTTGCTGAGATAATAGGTGTGTTAGGGAACATTATAGTAAACAATTGTTGTAACTCCTTTAAAACATCTTTAAACGATACATTAAAGGGGTTATCAGAACATGGGTCAATGTTATCTATGTTTATTACCTTATTTTTTAGATGGTTTTTTAAATCATCTACTTTTGCCTCATCAATATTTAATGCCGAACTTTTTAATTTATCTTTAAATCCCATTTTATGATCCTTTTAATTGACTTATTGTTGGAGGTAACATTATAGATTCCAACACCTGTTTATCAGCCTCACGCTTTTCTTTTTTTAATAACGATATGAAACCAGATACTAATTTTTTAACGAATGGTATGACTAATTTTTTTAATATAAAATATATGAAATAACCAAATATAACACCTTTTATTAAATCAATTATTGGTTGTTTTAACTTCTCTAAAAATTCAATAATTTTTGGTTTTTTTATGTTGGCAGGATTTTCAATAAAAGCTTTTAAATTACCACCTTCTCTTAGATATAAATAAGTGTAAAAATACAATACCATTTTTGGTGATATTAGTTGTAATATCATCGCCTTTATAAACGCCTTTAAAAACGCCAACACTAATTGTATTTGTTGAGCCAACCAGTTACTGTTGTTGAAATCACCATCACTGTTCTCCAACATATAAGTGAAAGAATCTTCTAACACTTTCTTTTGTTCTTTAAATGTGGGTGCTTCTTCGAACTCTAATATCATACCTTCCATATCGTTGAAATCTACTTTAACATCTAAATTTTCACAATCTTCAAAAGTCATAATACCTCTTTTTCTCTTCTCCACATTTTCTTCTAACTCATTTAGTTGTTCAGAATTAAATTCAAAGAAACTATTATCTATTTCCATTTCACTATCGTCATCCCATGACTGTATTTTATCTATAAACATTAAAACCGCTTGTTTGTTTCTAATTGCATTTAATTTTGCTTGTGCCGCAACAACAACATCAGATTTGGCGTTATGAAATGAATTAAATATTATACTTAGTGTATCTGCAAATAATTGTTTCATACTAAATAAAGTCATGGAGTTTAATAAGTCACCCATAAATTTATTTAAAGACTTATTTTGCCAACTTTGTTGTACTTTTATGTTTATAACATCTAATTGCCACACAGTGTCGGCATTTAAAGAGTTAGGAAATTGTGAAGGGATCGTATATCCACCACTTTCTATGTAAGTGAAATCAAAAAATGTTTTCCATTGTCCAGTACCATTCTGTATTGTGTTAAATAATGCGGTGTTCATATCACCATTAGGGTTAGACCTTAAAGAGTTATACATCATCTTACCTTCATTACTGTCAGGGTCATAAGTAAACATATCAAAGAAGTCCATATAATTAACTGGTATGTTTATACCATTAGTAATAAGAAAGTCAGGAAGTTTTGGGTACATATCACAAGGGAATAAACAATATACTGCTTTTTTAACCAATATTGATAATGACGCTACCGACGTTAGTATGATACCAACAATAACTTTTAATTGTGGAGGCATATTCTCACCAATATTTTCTTTAAGTTGTGTTCTTTTTTCTTTAAGATGATCCCTTATCTCATTTTCGCTTGGTGAGTTTTTAACTCTGTTTTTAATATCTTTAGCTTTTGTTATCCCTTTATTGATTTTTTCCGAAGTGTCTTTAGATACTATCTCTAATAGAAACTCAAGTAAGTCTTTACCACTAAGCCTACCACTTGTCATAACTGCCCTTAAAAAAGAAATGGTTTTCTTAGCTTTGGGTGTGTCAATAACAGCTTTTACTGCATCTAATTTATTATTGAAAAACTCTTTTACTTTTTTAGTTTCGGACATTATTTAGATATCATATTTTATGTTATTCTTTTGTTCTTGCTCTTTAACAATATCTCTAAGTAGTTCTTTATCGTTATCAGATAAGAACCCAGCAGATGATTCGCCATCATTGGTGTCCATCAATTGTGATTGTAATTTAACTAACGATAATTTTTTCTCAATAACTGAGTCAATTAGTTTAAGAGATTCGTTGTTTACTTTACCAACTTGGTATATGTCTGTAGTGTTATCCATCTCAGCCATGGCTTTACGTTCATTGATATCTGTTAGAGCTCTTTTTCTTTGTTCTGTACAATCATTATATATCTCTTGCATCAGTGACACCAAACTCTCTGAGTTTAGCTCAATTTTCTTCTTCTTTGGTCTTCCTCTCATAATACTTCTTTTTAGATAAATATTTGTGAGGTAAGTTTATAATAGCCCTTTGTTGATTTTATCGTCTTTGATGAAGAAATACATCTTTTTGAATTTCCTCATTGATAATCTAATATCTTTTGTTGATAACCCAGTTAGATCTCTAACATACGATAATATTAGATTTTTTGCGTATTTGTTACCACTATCTACCTTTTCGAATAGAGTTTCCCAATTTTCGAATATGGTTACTATGGCATGACCAACTTTAACCTCATTTTCATTTAAATTACCCGTTATAAGTTCTTCTTTAATACCCAATATTATATCACCCATTAAAGAATCTAATTTAACTTCGTAATTATCGATATAATAAATCATATCGTCTCTGTTATTCACATGTGTGTAAACATCTTCGTATGATAAATTTATCTTGGACATCTTATCGTACTTTATAAGTTGCCCCAATAAATAGTTCTTACATATAGTACCAAAAAAAGAGTAAGACTTCTTACCCTTTTCTGGTTTAAATTTATCGAATTTTGTGATCAAAAATGAAAGAGTATCAGCGTGAACATCTTCAAAAGCTATATCTTTGCGATATAACTTATAACGTCTGATTATGGACTCGATCATTTTGTTTAAAGGATGCATTAGATGGTGATAATAGATTTTATTTCTCACATCAGGATCTTCTTCTCCTAAAAATCTAATAACTGCCTCCTCTTGTTCGGGCCCAAAATACATGTTTGTGGTCTTTTTCCTTGCCATGTACTTTATTTAATATGCCGTTATTTCTCTATCTTCAGTGAAGAAGTACTCTTTTTTTGCCGTCTTTAACCAGAATTGGGATTCTTCCCCACCTATGGTTTTCTTATATTCAACAAATAGAGATCCTTCTCTTTGATTGGTGTGTTTATAACCTATTTTTGGTATTACTTTAACTTGATAATCGTTATACGTTAAACGTAAAAAGAATTCTATAATAAATGTTAGTTTAATATTAGATTTAATACCACCTATCTCATCGTAAACTTCTTTTTTGATAACCATACCATCAAAAGTTAGGTTGAAGTAGTTTAGAACAGCGTTGTTATCCAAATACCCTTGCTTATCTGAGAAACCAGTTGCCCAAGCAATCTCGTTAGTGAAACCAATAAAATTATCGTTCATATCGGTCTCAACATTTATTGGTAGGAAGCAAGCAGCATCTTGTTCATATTTTATATTATTTACTACGTTCTTAAACCATATCTTAGATACTTCATCATCCATTGCTAAATAAGAAAAATAAGTTGTGGTTACATTTTCCACACCTAAGTTTAGTTGTACTTGGAATGAGGTGTCTCCAGAGTTCTCAATTAGTTTGATGTCAACATCAGGAATTTTATACCCAGATACTTGTTTCTTTATCTTAGCGTTTTTTGCGTGAACAATAATTAAACTATCTGGTTTAACTATAGAATCTTCTACGCTTTTAACGGCTTTATCTAATAATTTGTCCAACCCATTATCTATAGAATGAACCGGTATTATAAGTGTTATATTATTCATTTTATCGGTTTTATATTTTTATTATGATACAACAGGTTGTTGTTTTTCTTCGTTTATTAGTATGGATGATAGTTCAGCTTGCCTTTCTTTGATTAGATTCTTATAGTAAGACACTAACACAGTATTCATCAAATTAGGTGTGTATAATTTAACAGAGTCTTCCATGTTTTTATAAATGGATTCTGGTATGTTATCTTCCATCCAAGACTTAAACGCTATGTTTATTAGATCTGGTATCTGTAATACATTATTTGTCCATATACCATTTTCTTTGATTGTGTCACCTTCACCTTTTAACCATTCAGGTACCAAATTAGGTACAACACCAATAACGGGGACACCAGTTTTGAAACATTCTAAAGGGAATGTACCGAAACTAGAAATGTCATCAACCCAAACAGCCAAACAACAATCTTTTAATTCATCGGCAAACTCTTGTACACTCATACTTTTCATGTCTCTGAATGTAATCCATCTAAATTGGGGGTATTTTAAAAAGAAAGACTTTATAATTCTGCTAGTTTTTTCGCCACCCCTAGTGTGTATTGCAATATATGGTTTTTTAGGTATATCAGATTTAGTAAATTTATCTGATATTGCACATGGTATTGTGTGTATGTTTAATTCCCCAAATAATCCTTTTATTTGGTTGGATAATGATCCGCTAGTTGTGATAACATCTGTGATACCATAATCTTTCCAGCTTTTACCAAAATCTAATATCTCTAATATATAATCATACGATTGTGCAAATACTATTCTTTTTGCTGGGAAGTTAATTGTGGATTCCATAACATTGGAGAATATTTCAGGTATTACTACGAAATCTCCCAGTCCAACGTTGACCTCATTTTTTTCTACACTATAATGTGGTAGTTTGGCATATTCTTCACCCAACCAATCGGCGATACCACTTCCTTTATCGTCACCGTATAATAGATAATCATTCTTTTCGTGTAATAAACAAGCGTCTATTCCATTTTCACGTAATATCTTCACATGTTCATATGTGTTGGCAACAGATGCAATTGCATTCCCTTTTGTATCTGGAACGAAGTAATATATTTTATAATTATTGTTTTTTAGGTTTTCTAAACCATTTTTAATGTTTTCAATTTTGTTCTCCATAGTGAATCTCTTTTAAGATACCATACATTATTAATGTATTAAACGCAACTTTGAATGGTACGCTAACACTGTTATTTAAACCAATAAACCCCATCCTATCGTCAATCTCAGCTTCTGGCGTTAATACGATTTCAATCATTGTTTTGACAACCTCCCATCTGGAAATATCGATTTCTCTATCGGCTCTTATTATGTTGCCTTTGTTATCCCTAACAACACCTTCATTAGGGACTTTAACGGCTTCATATATACTCTTCAGATCAATAAAGTAAAGTTTACCACCTATATCTAACAATTCGTAATTCATTCTATCTCTGTAAACCCAATGGTCTTTGTTTTTGATGCTTTATATAATAAAGCGTAGTCATCTTCAACAACCTCGTCGAAACCATTTATGGTGTAATCAGACTCACAATCTTTATTATATGAATATATTTGCTTTATTGATATCTTATCTTCGGGTTTGTTGTCTAATATAATAGGATTTGCAGTTATTAGTATATCCACATGATCCCAGTATTCTTCTTCTGTTCTAACAAATTTTATGTTGTTTACTTTAGCAATTGTTTTTGATAAGAAAAAGTATGTTGCCGGTTTTGACATATTCAATTCCTTACTTATTATAAGTAGGGTATCACCAGTATCATATAGGTGATCATTTAGATTTATAATTTTTTGTGTTATATTCCTTTCTTTTTCTGATGCATGACCAAAAATCTCTAATGAGGCTTCAATATATAAAAAACTATTTAATTCTTCTGTGCCACCAGTGAACCCATATTCATCAACAAGGTTATACGTCTCCAACTTATCCGGAACCTCTCTTTCCAAATATTTTTCAACTACTAACCCAAGTTTACCCGTAAAATCTCTGATAACATCATTTAAATCAATGCCTACAACCATAATAAGAAGATTTAAGTAAAATATAAACTAATAGGTTATAAAATAAAGATTAGAATTGTTTTTTTATTTTACGTTTAAGTCTTAACCACCTAGCTTTTAATGTTCTATCAGGTGTCCTCTTTTTGATTACTCTATTTTGGGTTTGTCCAGACGGCATAGGTTTATTTTGTTCCTTCTCCTCTAACCTATCAAATACTTCCTCAATCTTTTTAATTAAAGGGTTTCTTACAACATCGTTATGGTCCAAAACTATAACACCTATCTCTATTATGTGTTGGAATTCTACTAAAAGGAAGTCTAAAGCACTTTCTTGCCGATTCCTCATATCTACCTGCTTTCTGTCCCCCAAAAAGATCATCTTAGAGTCTTTCCCGAGTCTGGTGAGTATTGTCCTTATGTTGTCTATTGTGATGTTCTGAGCCTCATCTATGATGATGATAGAGTTATCTAAATTTATGCCTCTCATATAGGCAATTGGTAGCTCCTCAATGACACCCTCATATCGTAGTTTATTGGTTAATTCTTTACCAATCAACTTCTCAAAGTTATGAAAGAACGAAAACATAAACGGAGCCATCTTTTCTTGTAAATCACCTTTTAGGAATCCAATCTCCTCGTTCTTTAACGTTGTTACAGATTTAACAATAACAATCTTTTGGTATTTGGCGTTATTCTTTACTAACCTAAGTGCTTCGGCACAAGCTAGGTATGTCTTACCGACTCCAGCCAACCCTGAACAGATAACCACTTCTTTTTCACGTATTAGTTTAACTAATTTTTTTTGGTTCTCAGATTTACATTTAATGTTGACTCGGATAAGGTCGATAAAATTATCTTTCCTCTTCTGCATTTCTTGAAGAATACCGTAGTATTCACTTTGTTCTTCAAGGGATAACTTTTTTCTACTCATATATTGCTATTAAAACTATAGTTTGTTCTAACAATAAATATTCCAAAATAAGATAAATTTTATTACTATAAGAATATTTTATCTCTTTTGGTATCAACATTTTGTTCAAACCAAGATACCGTATGTTTAATACCGTCTTCTATTGGTGTGAATTTAAAATTTGGGAATAGTGATTTTAGTTTTGAATTATCACTGGGTTTTCTATACTGTCCATCTGGTTTTGAGGAGTCGAAAATAACACTACCTTTAAAGTTTATTTCTTTAACTATAACGTCAACAATATCCATAATGGATATTTCTTCAGAAGTACTTAATATGACAGAGTCACAATCTGAATAGTTCTCTAAAATACCATATGTTAGTTTAGCAACATCTTCTGAATATATAAACTCTCTTAGAGGTTTACCACTACCCCAAACAATGAAATCTGTGTTATTTTCTCTAGCCTCATAACATTTGGATAATAGAGCTGGCACTACATGCCCATTATCGATATCAAATAGGTCATTAGGCCCATAAATGTTAGATGGTATAACACTACAATATTGTAATCCGTATTGTTCTTTGTATGCTCTAATTTGGACATCAGCCATTCTCTTAGCATACGCATATGCGTCATTACTTTTATGTGGAGGACCAAGATGAACTTTTTTTTCTGTTAGTGGGTAAACTACATTATCTGGAAAAACACATGTGGAAAGGAAGCAAATCATATTTTCTATTCCATATATTCTTGATGATTCGATAACATTGGTATTTATCATAATATTATCATAAAAGAAGCTTCCTTTGTGATTCATATTACCACCTAACCCACCTACTCTGCCGGCACAATGTATTACAGACTTTAGATTATCATATTTTTTTGTTAGATGTCTAAATAAATCATTGGTTTTATCACCGCTTCTTAGGTCACAGTCTTTTGATGACAAACTAATTACATTACCATTAAATTGTGATCCAACCAAACCACTACCACCAGTTATAAGTGTTTTTTCTTTAATTTCTACCATAATAATTTTCCCAATATGTGATCATTTCATCTAACATAGTTTCAAATGTATATTCTGGTTGCCAACCTAATATACTTTTTATTTTTGAGTAGTCACCCTTTAAGTTTTTTAACTCTTCGGGCCTCATATATTTTTTATCTATTTTAACATAATCGTCTATACTCAATTTTAATTTAGTAAAAACGTACTCAACAAGATCTCTTACAGAATGTGATATGTTAGTAGCACAAACAAAATCATCTGGTTTATTATGTTGTAATATCAACCACATTGCTTTAATATAATCTTTAGCGTGACCCCAATCTCTAGTGGCGTCCAAATTACCTAACTTTAACTCGTTGGATAACCCTAATTTAATTTTAACCGCCTCTTTAACAACTTTATTAGTTACAAAATTAGTTCCTCTTCTTGGAGACTCATGATTGAATAATATACCATTAGATATAAACATATTATAAGAATTTCTATAGTTTCTACATATATTATATGAAAATACTTTTGCGCAACCATATGGCGACACAGGGTTCATTGGTGTTGTCTCTCTTTGATACCCATCTTCATCTATATTATTACCAAACATCTCTGAAGAGCTTGCTTGATATATTTTAATATCTTTTGATACAAGTCTTACCGACTCCAATAAGTTTAGTGTACCCAAACCAGTAATTTGAGACGTATATATTGGTTGATCGAAGCTAATCCTAACATGTGATTGTGCCGCTAAATTATAAATCTCATCTGGGTTACTTTTTTGTATTACACTTATGAGAGATGACATATCAGATACATCCCCATAAACAAGATTTAGTTTTTTAAATATGTTATCAGGTATTCTACCAGTTTGGTTTTCAGCAACAGAATTTCTTTTTAGTATACCCCAAACCTCATAACCTTTCTCTAACAGAAATTCAGATAAATAAGAACCATCTTGACCATTTATACCGGTAATTAGTGCTACTTTCGACATATTAAAAAGTTAAATAGGTTATCATTATTATTAGTTATATTTGGTGTACGGATGCCATAAACAGCTATTAAAAAATTCACACCAGTACTGGTAAGTTTTATAATCGTCAGGGGTGCCCCAACAGATATAGTTCTCAACCTCAAAAACTTTAACATTAAGTCCAGACTCAATATTTTGGTTCAAAACGTCATCAACATAGAATTCGTTATTTGTTCTAATATTTTTTATAGTGTTTTGTTTTAACCCATCTATAAAGTATTTAGATTTTCTAAAAAACATAGTTCCTATAATAGCGTGAGTAGTGAGAGGGTCATCATAAATAAAGTTTTTACATGAAACGTGTTTGATTGATCCTTCACCGTCAACGTCTAACCATGCATACGCATTAGGGTTATTTTCACTGGATTGGTTATTTCTAAAAGACCACACTATTATATCTACACTTTCATCGTTAAGTAATTTTAAATATTTTTCAGAATCGTAGTACACACCATTATCACAAGCAGAAATTAGTATGGGCGATTCTAAATCTACACCACATTCCTCGATACCAATCTTACAAGTACACGCCTGACCTTCAGTTGTTTCATCTAACGAAACAACGTCACAATTCTTATATGTTTGTTTTAAGGTCAAATCCACCCCAAAGTCCTTTATATGTTCACCCAAACAAATAAAAAGGTTATTATCTGATTCCGGTAGACAGTCCACCGCTTGAATAATCATTGGTTTATCATTTATGTCCAACAGGGGTTTGGGTAATATATATCCTTCATCACCAAACCTACTTCCTTTACCCGCCATCGGTAAAATTAAAGTAGTGTTTTTTGGGTTAAAAACTTTTTCTTGTTTAATTGTTAAATTATTGAAATATTTAGACCAAGAATTATAAATTCTAAGGTCGTAAGGTGTACCCCATTGTAACATCTTATCTATTAAAAATGTTGTGACTAATAAATTGTCTTCCATTAATAATTTATAAACTAAACTAACATAATATTCTCCGTTAAGATTAATATCCTTAGCAATTAGTTCTTTAAAATATTTTTTAACTATCTTACCGTTTTTAAAATAGTAAGTCCCATTAGAGGCTAGTTCTGACATTTTATCGTTGGTGAATGGTTTTTTTTCTTGGATGTCTACTGCCTTATCCCCGTCCATTTTTACAAAAGCGTAATTATCACCACCTAACATATGGGGATGGAAACCTGTATAACATGGTATAGCACCATCTGAACCAACTTCTCTAGTTTCCTTTAAGAATCTTTTATAATCCCATTCAGTACCATA